CAAGGAGAGAAAGGAGAGAAGGGAGATCAAGGACCTAAAGGAGAGAAGGGAGAGAAGGGAGAGAAGGGAGATCAAGGAGAGAAGGGAGAGAAGGGGATTCAAGGAATCCAAGGAGAGAAGGGAGAGAAGGGGATTCAAGGAATCCAAGGAGAGAAGGGAGAGAAGGGAGATCAAGGGATTCAAGGAGAGAAGGGAGATCAAGGCCTTCAGGGAGAGAAAGGAGATAAAGGAGATAAAGGAGATAAAGGAGATCAAGGGATTCAAGGAGAGAAGGGAGATCAAGGGATTCAAGGAGAGAAGGGAGAGAAGGGAATCCAAGGAGATCAAGGAATCCAAGGAGAGAAGGGAGAGAAAGGAGATCAAGGAGTCCAAGGAGAGAAGGGAGAGAAGGGAGAGAAAGGAGAGAAGGGAGAGAAAGGAATCCAAGGAGAGAAAGGAGAGAAAGGAGATCAAGGACCCTCTCCTGATACATCTCAATTTGCTTCCCTCCCTAATAATAATACATTTAATGGCGATAATTCATTCAATAAAGATATAATATTGAATGTAGATTTAAGTAAATCTTCAGATGAAAATCCTCAAATAATATGGAAACCACCAAGTTCTCCATCATCAGAAGTTCGATTTAAATATAATCCATCTACTTCAGGACAAGGATGGCTTACATATATTGGAAATAATCTTGTTTTGGATACTAAATCTGATTTCTTTAGGGTTTATCCTCCACTCATATTACGACCACCCTCTGTTATTACAGATAATCAATCCAGATCTTATTCTCTATCAACTGATAATAGAAATATTAATATAAAGTCAACAAATCCTAATTCAACTGGTGCACTTCCTGATAAATTAATGGTTTCAATTAATCCAGGAAATTTTATATTACATCCTGGATATGACTCATCGATTAATACTAATAGGGAAGTTCTTATTCAAAGTGGAGGAGAATTATCAAATACTCAAATTCAACTAAGATATGTTGATAGTGGTAGTGCAAAAATCACAACTATTCATAGTAATGGTGATATAACGGGAGATGCCTTCAAAACTTTCCATTCTTCAGGTAAACTTACGGATGCATTAAATACATTTAATTATCAATTTCCGATCTCATTAGAATTTATTAAGCCAATTTCCAGAAATCCCGATCTTAATATATACATGGGTGAAAATGCTTTGAATGGAGGAGGCAAACTTTGGCTTAAATCTGCTTGGTATAGAAAAAATGGACAATCCACAGATCCACTAATTCAACATATAAGAGAAGATAATGATGTTGGATATTATTATATATATGCAGATACTTTAGCTAATGGACAATACGTAGAATTGCATAATGGTAATATATTCTTAAAATCAATAAATTTTAATAATTATGCAACTTCATTCCTATATTATAATAATATTGGAGAATTGAGTGATTTTAAGATTCAAACTAATAAGACAACAGGAAAAATTTGTCTTTTTAAATCTAAATTCGATTATCCATTAACATATAAACATCTTAAATTCCTCTATAATAATATTAAGAATTCGGATAAGATGGAATTCTGTCGTAAATATTATTATAGATCTGATTGGAATTATTTTTATAAGGAAAATACATCTCCTAATAATAAATTTTCTTATGCAAATAAATATACACCATGTATTCATATTAATTCCAATGTATTTTTTAGGAAGAAACCTCCCTTTAATTTCCCAATTAATGCATTGGGAAATTCATTAACCATTCCTAATTTTCTCATTTATCATTCACCCAATATGGATGTTTTCAACTTTAATCAATTAAATTTCTTCTATAGAAATAATCAAAATAAAATTACTCCAGATTTATTAACTACTACTAATTATAATAAATCTGGAGTAATTGATGAAAATGGGGAAGTTTTATTCAAAATTAATAGTCTTCCAACAAATAGATTATACGAATGGATAGAATTCCATTATAGTTATCATATTATATAAAGGAAAAATATTATGAAATTATCAAATAAAGGAAAAATTGCCTTAGCAGTAAGTGAAGGAATTGTCACAACTGCTTATAAAGATTCAGTAGGGGTTTGGACAATAGGAATTGGGCATACTAAATCTGCTGGAGAACCAAATCCAATTAACTATAAAGGAAAGCAAATCTCTATTGATAAAGTAATGGAAATTTTCTCCAAAGATATCAAAATTTATGAAAATATTATAGATAGATTAGTTAAAGTTGATCTTAAACAGAATGAATATGATGCATTAGTTCATTTTGTATATAATATTGGAGAAGGAAATTTTAAGAAATCTAAACTTCTAGTTAATTTGAACAAAGGAGATAAGAGAAATGCCTTCCAAAAAGGATTTCATGGTTGGCTAAAGCCTAAAGAACTTAAGACTAGGAGAGATAAGGAGAGAAGGATGGCAATTGAAGGTTATTATGGATCTTCAAATGTTTTAGTAATTTCGGAAGTAGGAAAGAATTTCCAGCCTTTATTCTCTAAAGGAAAGAGAATGAGCCTAGGAAATTTGGATAATATTGAAAAATCTCCTACTCCTAAAAAGAATTGGTTTATTCAAATTATTGAAGCAATTGGAAGATTTTTCTATAAATCAATTTAGCTAACCCATTTTCAAATACCAGCTTCTTATAATTAGTACATCTAAATCCTTTAAATATATAATAACAATTTAAAGGATTTAGAATTATGAATATCTTCAAAACACTCAAAAAATATAGGAAATATCGGAATACTATCAATGAGTTAAATCTCCTAAGCAATAGAGAACTTAACGATTTAGGAATTGCTAGGGGAGATATTCCTAATATTGCAAGGAAGTGTATTCATTAATACCATCATTCAATACCATTATTCCTAGACCTGAGATGAAATCCTCAATATCTTGAGAGGATTTCTCTCTTAATTCTTTAGAAATATTTTGTTCCATTAATTCCTTAAAATATTCCTGATTAATTAACCAAGCAAACAAAACTAATCCCATAACCATGTCATCATGTTTACCTTCCTCGGCCTGATAAGATTTTCCCTTTCTTGAAAATACATAAAGTTCTTCTATAGTTTCTTTATCATTAATGATTAATTTATTTTGTTCTATTAGAATCTTTAATAGAGAACATCCAGATGATTTCACACTTTGATTAATCATAATCCCCCTATCAATATTCTGACCTCCAAATCCGGAAGATAATCTCTTTCCTCCTCTACCAACAGATGAGGAAGTCATTAGGAGATTTTCATATTCGAAATTCCAGAAAAGTTCTTCAGATACTATAGTGCCTGCAGGATTATTCAATTCTATCAATATGTTAGGATTATTATATCTTTTAGCAATTTCAAAAATGATGGCAGCATAATCATAAGGATTAATCTCATTAGATCTATAAGTGCATGCTTGCTTATAAGGAATTTCCGAAATATCAATTACTGAAAATGCTGAATAATCTAGAAGTTTTCCCTCAGCAGTATCAACTAGGATAACATATTGATTTCCTTGCTTAAAATCTTCATAAATCTTAATATTCTCAGATGTTAATATTGGCCTTTTATATTCTAAAAGTTTTAAATGTGCTCCTGATATAAGAGTACCTGAAGATCCCATAAATTGAATTTCATATTCTTGCTCAAATTTAGGAATATCAAAATTCAATTGTTCTAAAGTCTTTTGCTTCCATTCTTCATCTCTTCCAGGGACCCTATCCCAAGGAACTTCCACTAAACCATATCCATTAGTCCCTTTTCTTGCACCTTCTACTATTTCATAAAAATGATTTAACCCATAAGGAGTTGAAGCTATTATAAGTTTAGTAGTCGTTCCTGAGGATAGAGTTGGCAAAACTGATGCTGAAAATTCTTCCCAATCTGTAATAAAGGCAAGTTCATCTAAGAATAGAATACTTATAGATTTTCCTCTAATATTATCAGATGAAGATGCCTCAGCAATTAAAATGCATCCATTATCTAAACTTATTGAAGTTTTATTCCATTCCTTAACTCCTGGTTTTAGAAAATCTGGAAGTAATTCAAAAAATCCTTTAATTCTTCTAAGAATTTCCCTTGCTGTTGCAGCCTTATTAGCAAGGATGGCCATTGTTTTATCATTAGAGAATACTAATGCATGAAGAAGATAAGCAGCAGCAGTAGTAGTTTTCCCGCTTTGTCTTGCTTGAACACTCACAACATTCCTAAACTCTACACATTTTTGAATAAATTCCTCTTGGAAATCATATAAATCTAATGGAATAATTCCTTTATCTACATGAGTAATCTTAATATAATTCCTAGCAAAATATATAGGATCTTCCATACATTTCCTAATTTCTTCCATCTCATAATCAGTATAAGACTTAGGAAGATTTTCCTTAGGAAGGAAAGGATTGCCATTATAAAAATTAGTCTTCTGCATCAAATATTTATTTCAATAAATATTATCATGGGAACTAATCCTTATATAAATCACTTTACTGAATTTAATGAACAACATATTCTCAATGATTTGACTGTTGAGAGTATTAGAATGTTTGGACATGATTTAGTTTACCTTCCTAGATTTATTAGGAAGAAAGATGATATTCTCAAAGAACCTGAAATTGTAAGATTTAGGGAAGCAATTGATGTTGAAATGTTTATTAAATCTTGGGAAGGTTTTGAGGGCCAAGGACATCTTATTGCTAAATTTGGATTGGAAATTAGAGATACAATTACATTAGTTCTCTCTAAGAAATCCTTCCTACAATTCATTTATCCAATTACTAATAAGGAAAGACCTTTAGAAGGAGATTGCATCTTTATTCCTTTAACTAAAAGTGTTTTCCAAATCAAATATGTGGAAAGTGATTCCAATTTCTACCAATTAGGAAGAAATTATAGTTGGGATATCTCAGCAGAACTTCTAGAATATTCTAATGAGCAGTTCCAAACTGGAAGACCCGAAATTGATGATCTTTATAAGCCTTTCCAACATACAACTGATCCTAATTATAAACTTTCTGAATATGATAAAACTTCTCAAAATGAAATAATCCAAGATAAATCAGATGATATTTTAGATTGGAGTGAATCTAATCTTTTTGGAGATAATCTATGAAACCTAGTTTTCAAAATCTCCTCATATGGAAATATTGTGTAGTCTTTGGAACTCTCTTTAATGACATAGAAATATGGAGAGGAACTAATGTTGATCCACAATCTCAAAGATTTAAAGTCCCTATAGAATTTGCACCTGCTGAGAAAGCACTTGCAATGATTGAAAGGAAAGGAGATGATGGAAGAATCCAGGCAATCCAACTTCCTAGAATGTCTTTCGAGATGACGGGTCTTCAATTTGATTCTACTAGGAAGATTGAGAGAAGGCATACAATCGATAAAGGAAGTAAATATGTTCTTAGGGGTGCTCCTTATAATATTAATTTCCAACTTAATATTCTCTCTAAGAATATGTTAGATGCAACTAAGATAGTTGAGCAAATTCTCTTTATGTTTCAACCAGATTTTACTGTAGATGTTAAATTGCTAAATGATTTTGAACATATAGATAGAATTTCTATAGATATTGCAGGTGTTTCTCATCAGGATGAATTTGAGGGAGATTTCCAATCTATTAGAAGAACGCAATGGACAATAGATTTTGTCTTAAAAGGATGGTTATATGGGGGTCAAGAAGATGGAAAGCAAATTAAACTTATTTCCCTTGATTTCAATCCTTCAATGTCTAAAGTAGATGGAAGTCAAGAGAAAATTGAACATATTGTAGGTTTAACCCCATGGGGAACTCCCGCATCTGATAAATCTGAATCCATTGATTATAAACTCATTAAAGAGACTGATAATTATGGAATTATTACAACTAGAGAAGGATTATAAATATCATGAAAGGAAATTATAATGGCCGAAGAAATTGAAGAAATTGAAGAAGAAACCATTACCACTCTAATGGAACAAAAAGTTAATTATGATGATGGAAAAATTACAGAAGCCCAAGAGACCCAACTAATGGGGATTATTACTAAGCCAAAGAAATGGGATTATAGTAAAAATACAGGTAAACCTTATGTAGAGGCCCACCAAGTTTGGGTAGATAATAAACTCAAACATAATAAGATTGGAAAGATTGGAGAAATTGCTCCTATGATTCTTTCTGGACAATTTGATTTACTTCAAAAAAATTATCTTGTTAATGTTAGGGATGATTGGAATGGAGATCTTATCTCTATTGCCTGCACTCCTAAGAAATATAAGAATAATATAACTTCTGGATATAGAATCTCCTATTATATGGCATTGATGTCTTAATGATAAATTTCAAATCTTTCCTAATTGAATATAATAAAGATATTGGAGTGAGACTCGATAAGAATTTACTCTATTTGGGCCTTTCTCTAGATAAACTTCATCATTATCTAAGGGAAGGAAGTATTTCAGTTCAAAATATTTTAGAAATTGAAAAATCTGGAAAGCATTTAAAGATTGAAGGTATATTATTGAATCCTATGTTCTCCTTGGCTCACAAAAATAATGATTGTGTAATTGCCTTCAATACTAAGAAACTTAAGAAAATTTCCAAAATTATTCCAGTTAAATATGTTTTTGATTATAAATCAATTAAATTTCTTGGATTTTGGAATAAGAAGAAGAAAATAGAATATTCCAAATTGGAAAAATTTGTAGTCGGACCAATTTTTAATCTAGGAGATGTTATAGATCATATAATCTTTGAAGATTCTTTAGATAAGAAGATAATTAATGATTTCCGACAATATGGAGATATGAAAAAACTTGAATTTTCATGGAGAATGAAAAGACTTAAAACCTCTTCAACAAAAATAGAACCATCAGTCATTTCAAAATCTATTAATACTTTAATCAATAAAATTTTAGGGAAAGTTAATATTGATAAGATTTAAGGATTTCCTTTCCGAAGATGTTAATAATTATTATCTTTATCATGGGACTAATTTCTCAGGATTACAGAAAATTCTAAGAATTGGGAAGATTCTACCTAATACTGATCATTGGGGATTTATCTCTAATGGGAAGAAAATTTCAGGTACTTCCTTCACTAGAAATTTAGGAGTAGCTAAACATATGGGAGATGTTATTATTGCTATCCCTAGATGGTCTCTCCAACAAACTAATAAGATAATTCCTCTTAATTTCTTTAATACTCAGCAAGCTGCTGATTTTCCAACTGATCCTATATATCTTTTTGGAAGTGGGAAATCAAGAACTCCTCCTACTTCTCCAGGTAAATATAAGTTTAGGAGAGATATTAAAGATATAGGAGAGTTTAATGAATATGAAGAATTTGTATTAGGAGAGATTTCCCTTAAGAGAAAGAATCATCTTAATCCTTCTTCTCCCCTAATCAGACTAATATTTGATGATCTTTATAGATATTCTCTAGAACATATCAAATCTGGAAGATATGGAAATTTTGATATTAGTTTCTTTTAAATAAATATAAAAATAATATATTTTGGAGAAAATTTATAATGAGCCTAAGTCAATTCCTCTTTGAGGCCTATCCTTTACAGAAAAGAATCGGAAGACCTATCAAATCTTCCAAAACTGGAAATTTCAGGAGAGTTGAAATTACACCAGAAATCCAAGCAAAACAAGATGAAATTAATAAGAAAATGGAGAGAAAATTTAATAATTTTATATTTTTCCCATTAACTTCCTTTGATCTAGATACAATTAAGAAGAATGAATTAGATATTGAAAGATATCATAATTTCTTTGCTACTATGTTGGGAAATAATCTCCAGCAATCCTATAGATATTCTGGTGAATTTTGTGTTATTGAAATGGAACCAGGAATTATGAATGCTGTTAGGGCCTTAAATCCAGATGCAAGATCTTGGACTAATCTTAAAGGGGATGCTCCTAAGCCAACTGATAGAAGGCAAGCCGAAATCTACGCTGGTGTAGTCACAAAACTCCATAGACATATTAGGAAAATTTGGTTGACTCCAAATGCCTCAGATGAAGTAAAACATCTCTTCCAACTATATTCTGGAAAATATAATGTAAAAGTCTTCCTAATGAGTAAAGATTTTGGTAAGTTGAGTGCTCAAGATGAGAGAGATTTGAAAGCAAGAGATAATGGTGGTTATAAAAGATTTGGAAATGAACATTTAAGTAGATCAGAACGTAAAGAATATGATAGACCTTTTATGAAACATTATTTTGATCCCATAACGAAAAAAATTGAGCAATCATTATTTGATCCTGTGACCCAATCATTTATTAAACCAGGGGAAGAAAAGAGAAGTGAGAGTAGAAGTGATCAATTGATTAGGATGGCAAGGGCAAGATTAGGAAAAAGTGGAAGTGGTTCTGGATTTAGGAGATAATTCTTGAAATTTAAAGAATACATAGAAGAGTCTAGGAATTCCCCAATTTATCATGGATCTAGACTCTCCCATGTAAAGGATATTCTCCTAAGTAATAAACTTATAGGAAAATCTATTCAAATTCCCAAATGGTTGAATGGGAATAAATTATATGGTATTAGTCTTTCTAGAAATTTTAATACTTCTGGTCAAGTAATATTTGAAATTGACCAAAAAAATCTTTCCAATAATTATAAAATTCTTCCTATAAAGCAATGGGCCATCCAAAATAATAAGCAAACAAGATTTCCTGATAATAATGAATATGAGGAATTTCTTATCACTAAAGAATTAACTAATCTTATTAAATATGTTAATGCAATTTGGATTCCTGAAAATGTTGATATTAATAATATAATTTCAATATCAGATAGAAGAAGAAAACAATGGGAAAGATTAGTAAAGAGATATAAGGATCATAAATGATTAATTTTAAAGAATATATTATAGAGAATGAATTTGAACCTATTCCTTTCAAACTTTATAAGCATGTAGCATCTTTCAATCCAGGAATGATTGGATATAGTTTTTATGATTCTTATGAATATGATAAAGGAACTACTTATAAGAAATTAGTGAAAGGATATCATAAATTTGATATTTCTATTCATACCCAAACAAAATATAAGATAATGGATGTCTCATTTCAATCTGGAAATTCTAAATTATCTAAACAACATTTGGATCTAGTTAAGGAAGCCATCCTAGATGCCATTAATCATTTAAGATTCAATGATAATTATACTATTAGATTCAAATCTTCCAATATGAGTCTAATCCAACATGAATTAGCTAGGATAATTCCAAGATCTAGACTAGAAGGTGAAACTTTAAAAGTTGGGGATAGTTTGGAAATAGATTCTCATAAAGATAGATTAGATGCAACAAGAGAAAGATTAAGATGGAAATAAGTTTCAAAGAATATTTAAATGAAATTGCCCTCAAACATGGAAATTCTTCCCATTATTCCTGGAAGGATAAAAATGGAAATCTAATTTCGCTTAATTTTAATTATGATAGAAAAGATCAAATCCTTCATATTTCTGCAAATTTCAATAATGATAATTCATTGAAATCTTTATATAATCGAGAGATTGATAATGATCCAATGAATATGATAAAGACTATGAAATATGTGATATTTGAAGCTAATTCCATTCCTGATAAGCATTTCCAGATTGGATTTAAGGAATCTATTCCAATGATTGGAGGAGCAGTTGCTGTTGCTTCTAGAGATATTAGAGGTGCAGGAGGTCTTCCTTATCGAAATCGACATTGGAATATGACTTTCCTTGATGTAGATAGGGATTGAAATTTACTTAATTCTCCTCTATAATATAATTTTAGGAGAATTAAAATGATTTGGAAAGAATGGGATGATAATCTAGATGAGGATTATCTATATATTATCAAATCTGAAATTAATTTAGATCTTTGGGAATCGGAAGGTCCTTTAGGACATAGGGATGATGAATTTCTTGAGATGCAACCTAAGATTACTTATAGGTTAATTTACTATCCTATCTTTGATGCATGGAGAGATTATATTAATACTAATCATCATCCAGGATATCATTTCTCATATTTTCAAGTGGAGAAATATGATGCGAAAGATTGAAATTATCAATACTTATGAATTTATTAATGAATTTCCAATCACTGATGAAATCAAGGAAGAAATTGAAAATTCTTTAAATCAATATGCATTGGTTAATAATATTAATTCCTATCGATGTTATATAAATTATGAACATGGATGGAAAGGAAAATATTATGATCAATGGCAAACTATTATTGATTATGCATGTAATCTTTTAGAACAAAGGATTAAATCGGAAGATCCAATCTCAGCTAAATTAGTAGTTTTATAATATATAATCTGAGATAAATTCAATCTTATCAGTATATATAAACTCTTCAAATTCATTAGATCCTAATCTATTAGTAATATAAATTGGAAGTTCAGTTAGATTTTCCCAATTTTTTATTGGTTTAATCTTAAATCTTTCCTTAATTTTATCTCTATCCAAGACTAAGATTTTAGTATCATCTCCATGAAAATTTCTAGCATATCTAAAATCTCTAGTTACAAAGATTCCCCTCTCTCCTATCAAATTTCCCTTATCTTGAATACTTCCAAATAGGATATTATCCTTAATTATCTTATCATAGTGGAAATTTGTAGTTGCATGATAAATGATTGATTTCATTGTAGGAGAATTACTAGTTTTTGAAGACCTCCAGATATGAAGGCCGTTATTAATGAGATGAATATTACCACTCCTAATATCCTTTCCCTCCATCTATTAATCTCTATATTAGTCTTATCTAATTCTTTAATTTTTAAATTTATATTATCTATAAGTTCTTTATTATGTTCAATTTTATTATCTAGGTTAGCAAGTTCAGATATACATTTCTTAATGAAATCCTTAACTTCCTCTCTCTCCTCATATAGAATATCTACTTTGGCTTTCAATCCACCTAAAGTACTTTGATTTATGTCCATGAAAGTATTTATCCTATCAATAATAAATATAAGACGTAAAAGATTTCTAATTAGGAGAATATTTAATGGCTTATATGGTTAGCCCAGGCATTCAAGTTAAAGAATTTGATATTTCTGGATATGTTCCGGGTGTTTCAGCCTCGGTAGGTGCAATTGGTGGTGTTTTCTCTTGGGGACCCTCTGAGAGAGCAGTTCTAATTTCCAATGAGGGAGAGCTAATTAGTCAATTTGGCCTTCCAACTGATGATAATTTTGAAACTTTCATGATTGCCTCAAACTTTCTGGCATATTCATCTGCTCTTTATGTTTCAAGAGCAACTGATAGTTTTTCAAGAAATGCGATCATTTCGACAAATTCAACTAGAACAACTTCCAATGTAATTATCAAGAATTATAATGAATTTCCATCAAAGGTGGGTTCTCTTGATAGTGATATTGTTTTTATGAGTAGATTTCCTGGGAAATTAGGAAATGGATTAAGTATTAGTGTTTGTGCATCTTCAAGCGCTTTTGAGAGTGATATTTCACCCTCTACTGGTTTATCTATTAGTTTAAAAGCAACTCCAGGATCTTCCATTGTTGAATTGGAAGTGATTCATAGTGGTGGAGATCAAGCAACAGCAAAATCTGAAATGGATTTGATAATTGCTGCTTTAACTGAAGGAGATTTCATTAAAGTTGGTCAACATTGGCTGCAAATTTCTTCTCTAGGATCTTCAACTCCAGGTGCCAATCCAGGTGAAGAAATTCTAAATATTGGATGTGCATCTCATTTCCCTGGATCTGAAAATGCAACTGAAAATATTATCAAAAGACGTTGGGCTTTTGCAACTCTATTTGATAGAGCACCAGGGACTTCCGAATTCACTTCAATTAATGGAGGGGATGGGGATGAATTCCATTTAGTTGTAATTGATCTTAATGGTAAATTCACAGGAACAATAGGCCAACCAGTTGAAATTTATTCAAGTATTTCAAGGGCCTTTGGTGCCAAAACATTGGATGGAGGTCTTAATTATTATAAGGATATTATTAATGATACTTCCAATTATATCTATATTAACACTGCAGTAGATATTCCAGGAATTACTTCAGATGATTCTATTAATTTAACTGCATCAACTTCTCCAGTCTTTAATGGTCTTATGTTTGGAGGTGCAAATAGCAATGATGAATCAAATATTGCACTTTCATCGCTTGCATCTGCTTATGATATTTTCAAATCCAGAGAACATATTGATGTTTCCCTTATTATTGCAGGGAAGGCAACAGGAGGTGCAAATGGAGAAGGAATAGGAAATTATATCATTGATAATATTGCCGATATTAGGAAAGATTGTATAGTTTGCATAAGTCCTCCGAGATCTGCAGTAGTTGGAAATACTTTTAAGGAAGTAGATTCTCTAATTGCTTTTAGAAATTCCTTAAGATCTTCAGGTAGAGGATTCTTGACTTCTTCTTATAAACTTCAATATGATAGATATAATAGGAAGAATCGTTGGATTGCAGGTTGTGGAGATGATGCAGGCCTAATGGCAAGAACTGATATGGAGAGGGATGCCTGGTGGTCCCCTGCAGGTGAAAATAGAGGAAAATATAAGAATATTATTAGGCTTGCCTTCTCTCCAAATCAGGCAGAGAGAGATGAACTTTATAAAAGAGATGTTAATCCAGTTATTAATCTAGTAGGATCTGGCATTATTCTATATGGAGATAAAACTCTCCTAGGAAAACCTTCATCTTTTGATAGAATTAATGTTAGAAGACTATTTGATGTTTTGGAGAAGGCTATTGAGAGATATGCGAGAGAATTGCTCTTTGAATTCAATGACATTTATACAAGATCTCGTTTTATAAACTCAGTAGAACCTTTCCTTAGGGATGTCATGGGAAGAAGAGGAATTATTAAATATAAAGTTTTGTGTGATGAAACTAATAATACTCCTGCAGTTATTAATAGGAATGAATTTGTTGGGAGTATTTACATCGTTCCTTCCAAGAGCATTAATTTTATTACACTGAATTTCGTTGCTGTGGCATCCGGTGTCGACTTCTCTTATGCAATTGGGGAAGTTGATGGAATTTCTAATTTCTAATTCTTCTATATAAAGCATATCCACAATCGAAGACTTCATAACATTTGGGGTCTTCGATTTTTTCTTCATATATTATTGATGGATTAGATAATAAAAAATAGAAAGGCTTAGGAGGGAGATATTTTATAAATTTGAAACCTTCTAAATTATAATCATTCCATGATAAATCTATTAGAATTTCATCATCTTCCGGAAATTTTAAATCATTTTCCAAAATTTTCCTAATCTTTCCCTTAATTTCCTCTTTATTACTAATCCAATCATTTTCGAAAATGGATAATAATCTTATGCCTTTCTCTAATGCCTGAGAAGCCTTCCGAAAATGTTTATCTTTATTCCTTTTATCATAATTATAACTATGCCAAAATAATCCATTATATTCAAAACCAATTTTAAGATCTTTATTATAACAATCTATTTGAAGTCTTTTATTATTTAGAATACTAAAAGATGATTCAAACTTATAATGAGATATTGAATTAATAAATGTTAATAATTCTTTCTCACTTTTAGATTTACCTGAATTGATAATAATTGGTTGAATTTTATGATATTTTAGCCATTTTAGAATAGTAGAAGGGGCTACATCGAATTTCATTGATAATTCATTAGTAGTTCCAATTAATTCATGCTTAGGAGGGATTTCCATTTTGGAATTGCATTTAGGTTTAAGATTTAATTCTCTCATCCATTTTCGAGCACTTACTACAGAAACTTTATATTTTCCACAAATATCCTTAGCTGATGGAAATTCATTATTATAATAATCTAGGAAATCTTTAGGAAGATCTTTGAGTCTTCCATCATAAGGCCTTCTTTTTATACCCTCCTCTTTATACCATCTTTTTAGGATTGGATTATTAATATTATAAATCTTTTCAATTTGATGATTAGTTAAACCATCATTTATATGTTTTAGGAGAATTTCCCTTCCTGGAGATAAATTCTTAGATTTTCCTAGGAAATGAATATAGGAAATATTATATCTTCTACAGAAGGATAATAATCTTCCTTTCTTAATTTTATTATCCTTACAAAATTTATTAGCATCATTAGAGTTCAAAAATTTAGAGATGTTTTCAATTAAGAAAACATCTCTAAATTGATCTTCTAATTTGATATTTTTCCTATCCATTTTTCTTTATAAAATCTAGGAAATCTCCTAATTTAGGTTTTACAATATCATAATTCATATTATAAATCTTTTTAACAATATATTGGAAAATCTGTGGTTGATAATATAATAGGAAGATAATAATCATTGGATGATTTTCCTTAAGATCTTCCTTACTAATAACCCAATCATTAATATCATGATTATTAAACATCTCTTGAATTTCATTAACTAGGTAAGATAGGATATCCATATTTCCTAGGAGGGATTTAATAAAATTAGCCTCTAATGGGAAGATTTCCTCATATGAGAGGGCATATTTAAAAGCATGAGGATTGATATCTTCACTCATATAAATTACATCATCCAAAACTAATGGATAGTTATTATAATCTTCTTCCATTTTATTTTCCTTTTGATAAAATTTCATATATCATTTGTGGATTATTCTTAATAGGTTTAGGAAAGCCTAGGAATTCTGCTACAAATTGGGAAGAAGAATATCTATCCTTCTCAAAAGAACCTATATTATCACCAAAGTAATTAAACTTCTTTTCCTTTCTCTCATTATAGAAGATTTTAAATTTATTGATGATATCTGGAGATTTCCAAGGTAGTTCTAATTCAGCTTTCAAAGTATTTGGGTCATAATGATGACATCCTACTTCTCCTAATTGAGGAAGTGCACCATAAAGTTTAGATCCAAAATCATTATAAATTATAAAAGAACAGAAAACTAAATCAGATTCGGAAAGTTTTCTAACACTCCATTTATATAGAGTCTTCCCTTCAAAATCTTTAAAGAATCCTACTGTTATCCTATTCATATGTTAATTCCTTTAAGGCTTTCCTAATCTCATTTTCAAGATTATCGAATTGATTCTTATAATCTCCCTTATCGATAATCCTGAGAACTTTATTTAAGTATTTTTTAAGTTTGGAATCATAATCAAAATATTCCTCACTGATCTGAATCCTAAACTCTTCTGCTTTTTTATATGTTTCAATAAGATTTTTACAAGTTATATTATATATCATCCTTATTAATAAAGATTTTTAAATTGCAAATCTTATCATTATATTCCCTTATTTGGAATTCATATATACCTAAATAAGATTTATAATATTTGGAATCATCCTCTGAATTCACTGATTTCCAAATTAACATATTAGTATTTCTTTCCTAGAATTTTATAAACTTTCCTCATTGAAATTCCAGTAGATTTATGAATCTTATTTAAAGACATTCCCTTTCTATAAAGTTGTTTAACAGTATCTTCTATTGAATATTTCTTGACCTCCTCCTCAACAAAAGGTTTAGAATTATATTCTTGAATATTAATGAGAAATTCAAGATCTTTCTTATCGATAGAATGATAATCACCTTCCATAATTAAATTGCTTGAAGCCAAGGAAAGTTCATGGATGATTCCATATTTTTGAACTCTAATTTTATTAGGATCTTCAATTGGAACAACAACTACATCATTAGGATCTACTTCTACTAAACAAATGATGAAATTATCATTAATTTCTTTCATATATAGATTATTCCCAACATGAAGACCAGTTGAGCAATGATTATTAGGATCTTTATCAATCCTATTAATATTCATAGTGATAAGATCGCCTACATTTTGTTTAATACTTCGAGAATGATTATCAATCAAATATCCATCACCCTTCAATAAATATTTGTAAGCCATAAAATTTCCATTAGGAAGAATAGGAAGATTATTATTACTGATAAATTTAACCAACATCATCTTCTGATCTTCACATAATTTATTTTCTATTAACTTATTCAAAAATATGCAAATATTAAGTGCAATATTATTTCCCATCTTTGAATGTTTAATATATTTGGAAATCATTGGAATATATTGATCATATTTACTAGCAAATTCAAACTCTCCTGGATTATTATACTTACTCATCCAGGGAAGATCATGAAAGAGTTTGAATTTATTGAGATTGATTTCCTGATCCAAATCTGAATCTAGGAGGGCATCAATATCATAAAGATCATTACTAATCGTAATATCTTTAATACCTTCCCACTCATAGAAGATTTTAGTAGTCTCTCTTTGTTTATTAATTGCTAGGATTTTCATTATAGTTTCTCCATTAGATTTAAGATTTTTAAAGCATTTTCTGCATTAGTAAATTCATTAACATTATTCAAGAAATCTTTAATGAATTTACTTTGGGGAAGATTAACATAGAATTCAATTTTAGTTTTTAAAAATAGATCATAATTTCCCAACATCTTCCTAAACTTATCTACATCCAAAGTAGGAATAATCTCTCCAAATATTTTCAAACTAAGTTCTTGATTCTGAGATGCTAAAACTACAATATCGAAAGCCCATTCAAATGAATAATGATTATATTTTCCCGAATATTCCCGAAGAGCCCCAATATATTTCAAACTTGAAAATTCAGGAGAATCCAATTCTTTGATTTTGTTTTGGATAATCAACTCCTGATCAAATTTATGATTTTCTATAATATCCTTCCATTTCTTGGATTTATAAACATTATCATTAACATAAAAAACCTTCTTATCACAGTAGGGATTCAATCCATCTTTACTCTTTGGTAGAATATAGAAATCTTTATTCTCAATTTCATCATAATCAAATTCCCGATTATAACTATTCTTAATAGTGAGTTTTGTTTTCCTCTCATATTTTATTGGGATATTCTTAACATATTCAATGCCATATTTTTCAAGATCTTTAATAATCTTATCAGGCTTTCCCTTATATTTAATCATTACTATTTTATTAACATTCATATTAGATTTAAATTTGCTAATATCAATCCTTCCAATCTTCTTATTAGATGATAGAATTACAGCAAAGGGATAAACTCTAGTTTTCTTGATATTTCCCGATATTCTCATATTATTTGTATCAATAACATAATTATCATATTGGGAAATTCTTTTAAGAAACTTCCTTTCTCTAATAGATTTAAAATTTTTAAATTTGCGAAGGAAGATTAAATTTTCCATATCTTCCCCAATATTCAATTCCTTAGGTTCCCAATTAGGAGAAAATCTTTTAGAAATTCTATCAATCTTATCCTGATTGAAATTTATTTCATTATAGATTCTGGTTAGGATAATCCTCAGATTATTAATAGTAAATTGATCATAGGAAATACTTTCCCTACTAGGAGTGACAAAAATCTTCCCAGCTGGAATATTCACCATTAAGCAATAATATTTCCCATTAGTATAAAAATGAGAGATTTCATTAGCAATATTATTATCATCAAAAATTTTAAAAATGTTTATATTATAGAAATTATTCCCATATCTTAAAACCATATCATCATAATTATAAGAATTATTAACATATCCAAAATCTTCAAATTCATATGGTTGAATAAATTCTCCATTGATATTTGCCTTAATTCCTCCAAGCTTACAAATTTTTACAGCAGACCTAAGCATATATTCATAATCAATACTTTTAGTCTCAACTAAGACTTCAACTCCGGAAAGATCAGTAGGCCTTGAATATATATGAGAAATTTCAGGAATTCCTGTCATAATATTCTTGGAAATTATATAAAAATTCTCCTCACCTTCAAATCTACTAATAACTTCAAATGAATCAACTAAAGCAAATGGAGATTTACATCCTAAACCAAATCCCCCAGTCTGTGAAAGATTTTCAACTTTATCAGAGATTCCATAAGCCAAATAAATATCTCTCATTTTGGAAGGAGAAATTCCTTTCCCAAAATCTTTAACTATGAATTTCTTATTATCTATAGAAACTTCAATAGGATTATCAATCCCTGAATCTTTATGGGAATCCCAAGCATTTGTAATAATTTCCCTAACTACTGCTAATTCCTTATTAGAATATAATCCATTAGCTAGAAGATCAAAGAAACTTGCACTTTGTGCAACACTTGCAGATGCAATAACTTTCCCTCCCATTAGGATTGAATTAGTTGAGATTTGATTCTGGACTTGCATTTTCTCACCTTTCTCAAATTTTTAATATTTTTATTTTATCATATTTTTTAAAAAACTTCAAGTTTTAAGTCTTATAAATAATTATATGTTCAATTTCATCTTAAAAATAATAGGAATAGGTCTTCCTTCTATCATAGAGCAAATAACTAAGGAAAGAACTAAACAAGCAAATGCTAAAACTGAGCAAGAAAAGATTCAATCTGAGGAGAGAATTAAAGTTCTTGAAAGTAAGAGAGAGATTATTCTTCAATCCCAAAAAGGGAAAGTAGAACAATGGGTTAGGGTTGCCTTTGCCTTTCCATTCATTGCTTATATTTGGAAGCTTATTCTATGGGATAAAGTTTTTGGATTAGGATCAACTGATAATCTTTCTCCTACTTTAGAATATGTAATGTGGACAGTTCTTTCTGGATATTTTATACTTTCTGGTCTTGATAGGTTTAAAAAATGAATAGAAAATTTCAACCAAAATCTAGGGGAGATTTCAAAAAACATGTGCTTTCCAAATTAGGAGAGCCAGTTTTAGAAGTGAATGTGACTGATTTCCAATTAGAACAATGCATTGATCAAGCCTTAGATTATTTTAGGGCTTATCATTATAATGGAAGTGAACATACATATTATATTCATAAATTAACACAAACTGATATTGATAATAGATTTATTACACTCCCTCCTGAGATTTTCTCTGTTATTACAATTTATGATGCCTCAACTTCTACTGGATTAGGATTGACTTCTAATCTTTATTCAGGTGCCTGGGCTGTTAATTATGATATGATTTATAATAGTGTAGGTTTGACTGGAAATTTCTCAAGTTATTATATTTCTCAGCAATATTTTAATACATTATCTCAAACATTAGTCGCAATGCCTTCCATAAGGTTTAATATGCATAATAATATCCTCTATATTGATAATGATTGGAAGAAATATAAAGTTGATGATATGATAGTAGCAGATTGTTATAAAGAGATTGATGCTGATAAATTTCCATCAGTTTGGTCTGAGAGATTTCTCCTACTTCTTACTACTGCATATGTTAAAAAGCAATGGGCTGAGAATATTTCTAAATATACAGGTACACTTCCTGGTGGAATGCAATTAAATTGGCAACAATTACTTTCAGATGCCCAATCAGAGATTCAAAAACTTGAATATGATAATATAGGAGATTATTCAAGACCTGTATTTGATATGATAGGATAAAGAATTAGTCTTTCCTAATATAAAGAATTAGTCTTTTCTTATGAAAAGACTTCTCCCAGCATCAAATATTTTAAATTTAGACTTACGATTAATCCTTTCATTCCCTTTAAAATAGTGAGGATTAGGAGGGAGGGATTCAATAAGTTTATAATTAGGAGGAAGATTTAGGGGAAATCTATTATCAATTATAAACCTAGGAGATTTAAGAATATAACATTTCTC